GTATTGGTGTACCAATCTTTGACTGCAGAGATTGTGATTGCAGTATCGGTTACGGTAGCAACTTCAAAAGTTGCATCTCCGTTGCCACCACCAACGGTGAGGACTTCACCAGCAACGTATCCAGAACCACCAGCAGCAATTGCGATTGCGCCGACAGTACCTTGAACAGTAGCGATAGCGAAGGTTGCATCGGATCCGCCACCAGCAATGGTGATAGTGTCGCCTACGGTGTAACCAGTTCCAGGGTTAGCGATTGCAATCGATGTAACTGCACCAGCAGAAGTGGTGATGTCAACCGTCAAACCAGTACCAGTACCACCAGTAGTTCCTTGAGCGGTAGCATTGATGTATGCAGTACCACCTTGACCACCAGCAACGGTGAGAGGAATACCAGTTGAGACTGTGATGTTGACTGTAGCACCAGTACCTGAACCACCAGAGACAGCAACAGCAGTCGCGCTGTTGTATCCAGTACCACCAACGATCGTTCCGACGCTAGCGACAACTCCAGTATCAGGAGAGTCGATGCTGTCAGAAGGTGTTAGTCTGCTGGTAGGCTCATCTAGGATGAGTGCAGCTTCTAGAGTTGTGGAATTCCAGCTGTAGACAACTGCTTTCTTACCACCAGTGAAGGTGACTGTATCGCCCATAGACAGACCAGCAGGTGCTGCTGTTAGGGTTGCGATTTGGTCAGCACCACGGTCAACAGCGACAACCTTGAGGGAGTTGCCCCAGGATCCTGCTGATCTTGCTACGTAGCGATTACCATTTCCATTTCCTGCTTCCCAGTCATCGTCATTCTTGACTAGGACTGCTTGTCCACCATCCGATGCACTGTTAACGCTTGTAGCAGCACGAACGACTGCGAGGCGACCGCCGTATCCGAGGAATTCAGATGCTACGAAAAAATCTTCTGCGTTAGAGTCGGTGGGTTGACCGAATACTGAAATTAATTCTTTTTGTGACGCGATATTCACGACCTTTCCAATAGGTCCTTTTTGGAAAGTTGATGCGTGTGCAGCAGTAATAGTGCTTGCACCGACAACAACAGCATTACTAATGTCACGCTCTTTTAAAACAATTCCAGGCGAGACTTGACTTGCCATGTTTTTCTCCTTGAGTAAACCAAATTTGATCTATAGGTATTTAGATTTTTGGAACTTTCAAGTGGGGAAACCATGCACGAACCCTTTACCAGTCTGGGTATATGTCTTCCTTTAAATTACGCTTCCTACTCGTCACTCTTTTCTTGGTACACTCCTTACATTCATAGGACCACGCAGACAATGATGTCCTGTCTGGTCTAGATCTATAGAAGTCTGTGGTAAGATCTTTAATTTTTTTGCACGATCTACATTGCCTCTGTTGAAACAGGACAGTATCTAAATCAAACAGATCATCTACATCCATTTATATACTCCACATGTATGAGACATCTTCTTGGGTATCTCCATATTCCCAGACAGTTCCATCGTCTACAAATCCCTCGTCTCCTTCTAGACCAGTGGTGATGAAACCAAATGGTGCCATGTCCTGTTCAATCTGATTCTTCTGTTCACTATAGATACGTGCTCTGACATCATTGTCAGTTAGTTCTTTGAAGTAATCCTGTTGAACCAACCAGGCAAAGATAACCATACACATTACTAGGTCATCATGGAATCCTTCATCAGCTTCAAAGGATTGCTTCTTCTGAATGAACGTAGTAAGTTCTGATATAATTTCGTAGTCATTGAAAGTGAGTTTGTCATCTTCAATAATCTGCTTGAGGTTGGCACAACCAACCTTCTTCACGGTGACACTCATCTTGACACCGAGTTGTGTTTTAGATCCAGAGAATCCATGTCCCACAATCTGCCCTGCACGCCCTCTCATGGCGCACATAAGCACGTTAGGATACTCAAGGTCATAATTTAGAATCGACGCCACAGAGTCTCCCACGTCGTTCACCTCGCACAAGACCCAGGCATTATTATATGCCCGAGCAACGTCATTGATAACGTTGGGGAACAGCATCGGTTTGATTTCGTTGTTCCGATACTTTCCTACTATCTTATATGGAACTGTAGTAATGTCGAAGATGATAAAAGCAGAATAGTCTCCGCCAATACCCCTACTAACATCCACCGTAATAATATATTCTGCTTTGTCTGTTGGTTTTTCATAAACGTCAAGTCCCTTACTCCTAGTAATGGGATCTATAAATGCCAATGCTCGTAGTTTAGCGGCAGAGATTAATGTGTCAACAGATCCCAGGAATTCACATTCAAACTCCTGGGTGAACTGTCTCTCTGACGTGTTCTTAATAGTTTCTGCTTTCCAGTTCTCATCCCTACCAGGCACCTGTGACCAGTGTACCTCGTGCCAGGTATATCCATTCCTACCATTCTGTGCATCAGTCCACAACTTATAGAAGTGGTTCATACCCTGTGGGGTAGAGATGATTATGACCTTCGTTGATTTACCAGAAGTAATAGTAGGATAAACAGAGGCAAAGAAGGACTCTGCAATATGGTTTGGAACGAACGCAAACTCATCGAGGAAGATGATGTTAAACGACATACCTCGGACAGCAGACGCAGATGTAGAAGCTGCCAATATCTTACTGCCATTCTCTAACTCCATGGATCCTTTGTTCCATGATATCACGCCTTGCTGAATCCACTTGGGCAAGTTCTCGTATGCTGTTTGCAGACGACCGAGTAGATCCCTTGCTGTACTTGCTTTGTTAGCGAGGATACCAATGTTAACGCTGTCATTAAACAACGCATAATGCAACAAATACGAAACCACCGTCGTAGACTTTCCAGTCTGTCGAGGCAGCTTCGCAATGTTAAATCTACTTGTGTGGAACTTCCTGATTAGTTCTTCTTGGAAGTCCCACATTTTGAATGGCACCAGACCCTCGTCAAGTGAGACGATCTGTACATAGTTCTTTGTGAAGTATACAGGATCTTTCTGACACTTAACGTACTCTTCAATTTGTTCCTTGGTAAAGTCTTGCTTGACGTTCGCTTTCTTTAGAAGCGGGTTACCAAGATAAATCTGATCGGATGCCATAAGAAAACTAGTTCACCACTAGTATTTAGAGATCACCGAACTTGTCTCGCATATCTTCCATAGTTTTTTTCTTCTCGGAGATCATGCCATCGATGTAACCTGCCCTGTATTCCCAGGTCTGACCACCATCCATACCCTTCATTGGATTGATGCATTGTTCGTTCCCTAGTTTGTTGCAAACAAGACCAGCAAGGTCAAGCTCACTAGAGTCAGATGTATTCCCAGTGCCACGCCAGACATGTGTACCATTAATCCAGGTGGCACCGCACTTTTCGCATTCTTTCCTCTCTAGTTTGAGAGTAGACAATTCCTTGTCAGGATCGGTCATCTTTACGTAACTCCTTTATTAGTTTGTTATAATCTGGTAGGTCTTTGATAAGTTGTTGTTCCAACTTACGGCGCATAAGATACATCCTAAACCTAACCCAAGCATAGCGCAATTGCAGGTCGAAGTATACAAACAATCGCGTCGTCTCTTCGACACCAGCATAGGCAACGAGTAGGATGACGAGGGTGATTACTACGTAGACACCAAGCATATGTAACACTCTGCTACAGGTATTATAGTCCTATGTAGTAAAAAAATGTGTAACAAACACTAACTTTTTCTTAACTAATTTTAAACAGGATCAAAAATTTGTCCAAGATTCATGTTACCACTAATGATTACCTTCAATTTAGAAGTTCTAATAATCGGAGAAGTGTGCAAAGTATGTGAGGGAAAGATAACAATGTCTCCTTCTCGGGCAGGTGCTTGGAATGCACAGTTCATATCATAGTCCCAGAAGAGAGTCCTATCATCAGGATTTTCTAGGTGTACATAATACACAAACGATATGTTAGATCCACCGTGGACATGCCACCCATGAGATTGCGTTTTTGTATAAACTTGATGCCACGCATGAATGATGTGTAGATCGTTAGCATAGTAACGATCAGACACTGCGTCTGTAAATTCTTTGATGTTCTCCAAGAATTTATTAATATATTTTTTCTCGGAGTTGTTCTCCCAGTAATCAGAAACCATGTTATCTGGATCTCTGTTCTCTGCAGGAGACTCCTCATCCATCAGTTCAATCAGTTCTCTCTTGATAGAGTCATGATGTTTAAATTTATGTTTCCAAATTTCCATTATAAATTTTCAAAATTATATTCTGATATCATAGCAAACATTCTTTTCCTCATAATATCAAGAAGGATTTGTTCTTCGTATGGTCTGGCAGGTGCCCCTGGCCACATCTTGATAGAGTATTCAAAATGGTCATACATCGCCCTGACTTCCTCTATGTTCATAGTCATGGTGCATAGCCATTCCTCTTCCTCGGGCATGAGACTCTTGTGTATCTATACCCAGTATATAGTAGATGATATATCCAACACCTATCAAAAGTATGATGATGCTGATAATCACACTCCATACAGGATCGTTAGGATTTTCTAGTGGTCGTAGGAGGAGGTTCATTCCATTCTGATTTCAAGTTGTTGTATCTAGGGTTGTTTATTGCTTCTAGATGCAGCATTTCTGATAGTTCGTCAACACATTGACACCACTTCTTTCTGGCGTCTCGTGCTCCTAATGCTTTTTTCGCCACAAGCGATTCCACTCCCTCCAAAGTTGGGCACATTCTTCGCTCTTTTTTTGGAGGTGTGGTTCTCGATACACTATGGATTCCTGGGGTCTCTCCCTAAACTTTTTAAGTAGTCAGCCCACCAGTCTGGATCCCTCTTGCATTTCCAATTGGGTACTGGCAAATCGTGAAGCGAATACCATTCGTTAATCGCTTCATCTATAGTCTGTGCGATCTCCATATTCCTCTTCCTCTTCGTCAACATCAGCATATGCATTCTCCACGAAGGGTCCTCGTTTTCGTAAAGGTTCTCTTCTGACATAATCCTGTTCAGCATTAACGGCAGATATCCAAACAACAAATTTCATCAACACGAAGATGATGACCAATGGCGAAAGACACAGTAGTAGTGTAAAATTCATTCGTGTTTTTTAGCGAAGGGTTCCCAATGCTCCCAACCATATTTATGGACAAGATGCATTCCTATGATAGGAACAAACACAACACAAAACCCCATGACGCCTAGGCACCACGGGGTATTCATAACAGATCTGACGAACAGTTGTATGTTATGCATTAGAAGTGCCGCTCCAAGACTTCTAACCTCTCTTCCTCATGAGCGATGACATCAATCTGTTCTTGGATTGCTCCAAGCACATCAGGATGCTCACCGATACCCACGGGGTTGTGAAGGTATACTTCGATGTTCACTTTTGCTTTTGCAATTTTGCCTTGAGCATCTGCTTTGAGTGCTTCAATAATACGGTTCTTCATTCTGGAAAATCCCAATTAGTAATTTGTTCTGTTTGTTTCCAAGGACCCCACGTACCAGGACGATAGACATAAGGTGTAGTTCGGATCTGACACTGATCGCCAGTGCATAGTAATTTATCTACGATCCTCCAGGATTCCATTACTTCGTCTGCATGCACGAAGTGGGACTGGTCTTGGTCGATGACATCATAGAGCAATTTCTCGTATCCGTCAATTGCTCGGTCTTCTGGGTATGCGTGAGTGAGCGTAGCGAGTTCAAGACTATCACCAAGCCCAGGAGATTTAATGTCAAGACGGATATCCAGATGAGGACTAGGCTGGAGACGCATAACAATCCTATCGTTAACTTCCCCTTCATAGAGTTTTAGCGGTGGTGCTTTGAGTTTGATCACAACTTCCACACAACCATAAGGCATGTTCTTGCCCGTCATCACGTTAAAAGGAACCCCTTCCCATCTCCAGTTATCGACGAATAGAGTACCAGCAAAATAGGTAGGAGTGGTACTGTGAGGATCAACCCCCTCTTCAGAACGGTACGTATCATATTGCCCTAGAACTAGTGTTGGTGATATTCTAGTCGCTGCTAGAACCTTTGTCTTCTCACGTCGTAGTTCCCTGGCATTCATGCGACAGGGTGCTTCCATAGCAATCAGTGCAAGCACTTGTAGAATGTGATTCTGTAGCATGTCGCGTACAGCACCAGCAGTCTCATAGTATTGAGCACGACCATCACAACCGATGGTCTCTGTAGCAAAGATCTGAACTTCTTCTATGTACTGGCGATTCCAGAGAGGTTCCAGAAGTATGTTACTAAATCGCGTAGTAAGAATGTTGTTAACAGTATCTTTACCAAGATAATGGTCAATGCGATAAACCTGTTTTTCCCGTAGATGTCTCCCCACCACAGACTGTAGATTATCAGCAGATTTATAATCGTGCCCAAAGGGTTTCTCAATAACCACTCTGGTCTTGTCGGGGTCATCAAGTAGACCCGCCTCTTTAAGATGGATAATAGCGTTAGCATATCTTTCTGGAGGAACCGACAAGAAATAAGTATTGTCGTCAAGATGAGTAGGAAGATTATTGAGAGAGTCAACATTGTCTAGGTCTGCTGAAATGTAGTCTAGATGATGTAAGAATTCTTCGGGGTAATCACCAAGAGATTCTTTCCATACCCCCACTCCAGGATCTCTCCTAGCACAACCAGTAATCAAAAAGTTCTCTGGTAGAAGTTTCTTCTGCCAAAGTTTGTAGAGAGCAGGAATTAGTTTCTTCTTACAAAGGTCTCCCGTTGCTCCGAAGATAACAATTCCTTTAGTGAGCGGTTCCATTTCCATCGTATTTGTCGGATTCGTAGTATACATTTTCACCTTTTCGTACCCCGAAATATATCGTGGAAAGTACAAAGAACGGGGTAACCCATAGTAAGACATCAGCGAACGTCATGACCACCGAACATAGAACGCATACCATTCAAAACCTTGGCTGTGAAAGCACCAAGACGGCGCGACTCAAAACGTGCCCACAACGCACCAGAGATGACAGGAGTGGGTACACCCAGATCCACAGCGGTATGAACAGTCCAACGACCCTCACCGCTATCGGAAACTCCTCCATCGAACTTATCAAGCTCTGGATCGCGGCGAAGTACATCCGCAGTAAGGTCAAGTAACCAACTGCCAACAACGCTACCCCGACGCCAGAGCTCAGCCACTTTAGCAACGTCAACGTCATACTGATAATCGGCAGGGTTGTCCATTGGGGCGACCTCTGCATCTCCTTCTCTAACGTACTTGGCACCTGCATTTGCTTCTTTCAGAATGTTGAACCCTTCGGCGTATGCTTGCATGATACCATACTCAACACCGTTATGGACCATCTTCACAAAGTGACCTGCGCCAGCGGCACCACAATGCATCCAGCCGTATTCTTCAGGATACAAAGTGTACCTGTCTGTGTCACTAGTTCTTGGGGCAGCACCGATACCTGGTGCGAGTGCATCAAAGATTGAGCGGCAAGTGGATACTGCATAATCTGCACCCCCAACCATAAGACAGTATCCACGCTCCAGACCGTAAACACCACCACTAGTACCACAGTCAAGATACGAGATGCCAAGTTTAGATAACCTTTCTGCCCTGCGTCGAGAATCCTTAAAATTGGAATTGCCATGATCAATAATAATATCACCCTCCACACAAAATGGTAGTAACTCATTGATTGTGTCCTCTACTAATTCGGCGGGGATAACAAGTTGGAAGATACCAGGAATAGTTCCTGCTACATCGTCTTGGTGTACTACTTGAACAAGGCTTTCCAGAGAATCTGCAGCTGCTGTAATATACCCGTTGTCTGCTGCTTCTTGTGCTTTAGCATAATTTCTCCTGTATCCAAATACTTCAATGCCTGTCTTAAGCATACGGCGGGACATACCCTCACCCATGCGACCCAGACCAATCATTCCTACTTTCATTTTTCTTTTAATAAATTTTCTACTTGTTTGCGAGCATCAGACATCTTCTGCTTGTCGCGTTCTGAATGTCTGTAACCATATTTACCATGGAATATGGCATGACCCTGGCAGAACATTGTCACCCCAAATATCAGGGCAAGGATGATACCTATCCATTCAATTATAAGTGTATGTTGAGCCATGGGAATACAGGATCGATTACTCCAATAAGTCGAAGGAGACCTTCGGCAAAAAGTGCAAGCACAAACCAACCAACAAACATACTGATAATTGAGGCATTACGATTATGCTTTCTTATGGCATCATCGATCATCTCCTGCACTTCGTCTTTAGTGACGTAACTTGGTGGTGGTGGTAGTTTTCTAAATCGGTTTCCAATTCCCATTAGATCATCTCCATAGCATCGTGTAATTCTTTTGAGTGATGTAGTTCATCATTCATGATCTCAAGGATCTTATCATCGGGACCATTCAGTGCTAGGTACTTGGCGTATGTAGTAGCAGCATGAATCTCTACTTCATAGGAGAGATGGTAAGCATTACGAGGGGACACCCAGTAATAAGCCACATTGCTCCAATAGTAGATAAGAACGAGAGACTTGGCAACAAAGCGGTCAATAAAATAAAGGTTACCACCCCTACTTTCCATGTATTCCAAATGTTCTGTTTCATTGAGTGACTGATCGAAGTGCTGTTTCATTAAGTATAGATGGTCTGGACCTCGCAATCCCATGCTTTCTCTGAAATGTAATACACTCAAGAAAGCAAAATAGGGTGCCCGAGCAATTTCCTCCAGCACCCAAAAACGTTGATAGTCTCTACCCTTGTAGAGAAAATCTAGGATCGCGACAGTGATATCTAAAACGAACCTGTTGATTGTCTGCATTACTCTACATGCACAGTACCGATCATGCCTGCACCTTTATGAGGAGCACACCAATAAGTGTAGTCACCTGCATCAGTGAAGGTAATATCAAACTCTTCACCAGGTAGCATCGCTAGTGATTCGTGAGCAAGGTCGGGACGATCTTCCACGATCACATTGTGTGGAGGAAGCATGTTGTTCACAAAGTGAACGGTATCTCCTGCAGAAATAGTCACCTCTGCTGGATCAAAAACTAGGTTTCCATTGGAACCCATCTGGACATCTACTGCCCATGCAGGGGCAGCAAGAAATAGCGTTGCTAGGAACGCGAATAAAAATCTCATTTGCTAGTCGAATGTTGTTCTTGATATGTTTTGAGTTTTTCAATTAACTCATGGTATTCATCCCACATGTATTCCGAGCCTGTCTTGTCTTGATAGACTTGACACGCTTTGATTAGGCGGTATACATCAGTGTCGTTTAGACGCATTTCAGTTTCAAAACTCATAACTAATTATAGGATCACTAGGTAATTATTCGCTATTTTAACATTCTTTTTACAAGTTATGTCAGCAATTCCACGCACGAAGACTTTTATTAATACGGGAGTCCTTATCGTTAGCGGTTTTCTTTGATGTCAACTTCTTTTTCATGCCCTTCATTCGAGCGCAGAAGGATGCCCTCCTGGGATTTCCAACCTTCTTGCTTGGTGCTTTAAGGTCAGATCCTGGATTTTCTCTTTCGTAAGACTTGCGTCCTTTTTCGTTGAGTCCACCTTCTTTGTTTTTTCCTGCTTTCTTTGTCCAGGCTGCTTCTCCGAGGACTGCTTCTTTGAAGTTTTTGACGGCGTACTTGTCCCAGTATTCAACTCCGAATCGGCAGACATCTCTAGTCTCCCACTTTTCACATCCAGGACAGTATCTTTTTTCTGCGGCTTCTCTGATGTCACTACGCAGTTCTTTAAACGACTTCATATTTAGTCTGCCGTATCATCTTCGCTTTTATTTATTTGCTTCAGCATCTTCTGTAAATCTGCTGTGCTACCTACGAACAAATTGTTTGTGGTTTTGTTGTTGACAGAGTTCTTTGTAGGAGCGTCCAGTTCCTTCATTTTCTTCTGTAGGTCAATCAGTTTGTCAGTGGTGTCTGCAACCTGCTTCATAGCGTTCACAGCGACCTCATACGCTCTTGGGTGCCCTGACTCCTGTGCAACCTCTAACGCCCCGTTGAGCGCCTCCTGACCCTTGTCTATGAGGTTGTACAGTTGACCGCGAGTGTATTCGTAGTCTTTATCCTGATGATCCTGGTCTTTCTTTTCGGGAACAGGTTTTGATGGTTTGGATTGTTCAATTGCAGTCTCTTCAGTCTCGACTTCAATATCAAAGATATCTTCCATGTTCTTTTCAAATTCGTTCATAGCAATTCAATACCCTCATTAAATCCAAAGTCGTCTGTGCTGATGACCAACGCATCATCTGCTGCATCGATAACACCATCAGCATTTTTATCTTCCAATGCTTTGGGTGTGTACGTAAGTTTTGTATTCCTGTTGTCTGGAGAATCGTTCTTGTCTCCAATTGATTCGTATACAGTTGCCTTTTTGATAACACCAGACTTGGTGAAAGGACCGTAGATATAAGATCTAGCAGTAAAGTTCAACGTCCATACGATACTTCTTCTGTCTAGGAAGTCTCCGTCCCAGTCATCCTCGTAGTTGACATTATTTAAATTGATTGTAATGTCTTTCTTCTCTCCCATTTCTGGGATCATGTTCAACGTAATGTTAAAGTTAGGTTGGAAGTATGGAAGTATTTGCTCAAGAATCTGTAGTCCGTCGTCTTGTGACTTGGCGATGATCCCGAGTTCAAACTCCATGTTGTAGGGGACGGGTACATATTGTACAGAGAGAGATTCTCCGTCTGAATCAATAGTCTTCTTAAGTTTTTGGGTTGCTGTAATTTTTCTGGATGTATCATAAGAAATATTAGTCATCTCAAAATACAGACGAGGCAAAGTAATTGCTACTTTGTTATCAACGTCTGGGTTCTGTTCTAGTCTTACTAGAAACTTATTCTTCGGACCATAGGCAAGGGGAACTTTCTCTGCTTCTAGCACAGTTCCAGTAGAAGGATCTTTCTTCCTGATTTCAATGTTATTGAATAGTGTACCGAAACCGATTACTGTTTTCCTAATCGCTTCGTTATAAAAATGTGGTCCTAACATCAGAATTCACCAGTAACGTTGCCATACTCTCCGAATGGATTCACTTCAGTAAAATCAAGTAAATCATTACCTGTAGTCTCAATGTATTTATTATCGGCGTACTGGACGTTTTCTAGTGATAGATTGTCTACGGTAACGCTGCTTTGTACAGTGCCACTCTCTGCTCCAGTGATCTCTTCTCCTGGTGTGAAGTTACCAGTTCTGTTGATCAGTTTCAATTCATGATTGTCTCTGTCCCAGAAAGATACTTCTGCTGTAGTTCCTGTTGTACCACCAGTCACAATCTCTCCTAGAGAGTAATGAGTGGTAGCATCAGGATCCATAGCGAGAGTGATTGAAGGAGCAAGGATCTCCTCAACAACATCAATCTCTTCGATGCCTGTCTCGAACTCGTCATTGCCAAGTTCGTAGATCTCTGCAGTCATCGTGTAGATGTAGTTCTTACCTAACTGGTAGAACGGTGCCTCTCTTTCTACAAACTTGATCTCATACAGATCTTTTGTGAGTGGTAGATAGATAAGGTCTCCCTCATTAGGTCTACCATCCACAGTAGTGATGTCAGCAAACTCTTGGAATACCTGACTCCATCTGTTCTGGGAGACTACCATAGTAATCTCATCAGTGATGCGTAGACCAAACTTACTAATGAATTCAGATGGAGATCCAAATCCCTCAACATTGATCAGTAGCATCTCGATCATGTATTGAGTATTAAACTCGGAATACAGAATGTCGTCTAGTGCTACATCTTTGATCATCTTCCTTGGAAGATAGTAGACATCACTACCGAACAATCTGATCTGCTCATCCACTAAACTCTGGATAAGACCCTGTTCTGTGCTGACACCACCATGTTGTGGGAAGTAGATACTTTTCATCCGATCATATCCATTGGGGGAAGCTCATAGTAGGTTGCACTTTTCTCCATGAGAGCATCGATCTCTTTCTGTGCATCCTCAAACAACTGTCTGCCGTTCAGTGACACGCCACCAGGCAGTTGTACGTTGTTAAACTTGATTAGGTTCTGACCCCACTGTCTCTTGATCAGTGCAGTTAGATACTGCTTGACGAAACTATCATTGTAGACTTGAGTGAACTCGTCAGGATTCAAGAAACGATAGCACTCGATTAGAAGGAAGTTACCTTCAATCATTCTTGCTTTGTCGATATCAATGAATAGTCTGTCTTGTCTTTGATTAAATCTAAACTGAACTAATGATCCAGTCTGAACAATCATGTCAAGCGTCTCAAAGTATTGCTTGAGCATATAGTAATTTGACATGTCAAAGTTACCAAAAGCAAATCCTGATGAGAAGGAAAAGATATCCATCAGGAAGTATTGGTTGTTCATGCCAAAGAGATTGTTCCTTGCAAAGTTAGAGGAGATACCCATAACTTTGGAGATGCCAACTACATGCTCTGGTACTTCAATAAAGTTCTTTCTGCTAATCCAGGTAGCAGCATCAGGAGCTGGCGTAGATGATGTTTCATCTGCACCATCAAATCTTGTTACATCATCTGCTGTAATCTCATGCTTGAGATACATCTTCTCGACACCATCCATGTGTCGCTCACGGTAGTATTGAAAAGCGTCGTCAATCAGGTCATCCAGTTGATCATCGTCTACGTTGATTTCAAGAACTGGATGACCGAGACGCCTCAAACAATACTCCTTGAGTTCTTGTCTACTAGAGGGTTCTGCCATGTTTCTCCTTATGCCTGTGCTTCAGACCAGCGAACGTTAATCGTTGCATTAATTGCACTACCAGAAGTTAGGTATGCATTAATTGCTAGAACGTCGGGACCGTTGGGGAATGTACCTCTACCACCGATTGGAGTGTTGGTAAGTTCCTTCAGTTCGGAAAGATCGATTGTATCTCTAGAACCAGGTGCTGCCGTGAAAGCGAAGACCTGCTCTCCAGGAGTTGC